TAGGAAAGAATTGGCTTGACACAGTTGATGTTTAGGGTATAACTAACCATCTTTAACTTTAAAAGGAAGTAAGTAAAACATGAATACAGAACTAGCTATACAAAACGATTTAGGTATGTCTCTTGCAGAGGCAGTAGGTGTAACTCCTCAAAGCGGTGGCGAAAGAAAGACGGCTGCTTTACCTAGAGTAAACCTCATGCACACTGGTATCATGGGTGAGATTGATGTTAACGGAAAGTCTATCAAGACTGAAGTTGTACCGTCAGGATCATACAAGATTACAAGAGGTGAGGATGATGTTGTCTACGCAACTAGTCCTACTGTACGTATCTTTGCAATCAGACAGCAGTGGTCTAAGTGGGATGCCAAAGAAGAGATGATGATGAAGACAGTCATGTCTAGTGATCTAAAGGGTGACCTTAAAGATAACGTTGGTACATTTAATCTAGGTAGACCATCAGGCTACATTGAAGATTGGGATAGTGTACCTGAAAAGACTAAGGATCTGATTCGTAGTATCAAGCGTAAGAAGATTCTCTTTGGTGAGTTATCTGCAACAGGTGTCACTGATGAAGCAGGTAATGTAGTGGATGAAATCACTAATATACCTTTCTCTTTTGAAGTACCACCTTCAAGCATTAAGTCTTTGGACTCTGCAGTAAATGCATTAGGGCGTAAGAACATACTACCTATACAGTGTACACTTAAGCTTGGTGCTAATTTAGTTAACTCAAATACAGGTAATAGCTTTGCCGTTATGACTTTAGATACAGGTGATAAGGTAGAGTTAAAACCAGATGACCAAGAAACTCTACATAACTTCTTAGCGTACATCACTACTCAAAACGAATACATTTTAAATGAGTGGGCTGAGAAGAATAAGGACACTATCTCTGATGATGATGCTGCAATAGTGGCAGAGTTTGTTAATGTAGAAGAGGCAGACTAATGAATCACCCTGCTGAACTAGCTGTCTTTAATTACCTTGGCAAAGCTGTCAAGGGTGAGACAGATATGGCTGAAGACATACGTAAGCAAGTTGCTGCTGATGTTGAAGCTGCATTAGAGAAGCAGTTCAGCAGTGGGCCTCGTGACAAGTTTAGACTAAGGATGTCCAACATTGGGCGTCCTACTTGTCAGCTATGGTTTGAGAAGAATGACCCTGAAGATAAGACACCACTACCACCACACTTCTTGATTAACATGATCATAGGAGACATTGTGGAGGCTGTGTTCAAAGGGCTTCTTCGTGCTGCTGAAGTAGACTTCAAAGACAATGATAGTGTTACCCTTAAGTTAAAGGATGGTACAGAAATAAAAGGTGAGTACGACATGGTACTTGATGGTAGGGTAGATGACGTTAAGTCAGCTTCACCTTGGTCATACAAGAACAAGTTTGTAAACCTCGAAAGTCTAGCTAAGAGTGATAGCTTCGGTTATATATCTCAGCTTGTTGGATACGCTAAGGCTGCTGAGTTAGACGTTGGTGGTTGGTGGGTAGTCAACAAAGCTAACGGTGAGTTCAAATATGTGGATGCAAGTTCCGTAGATGAGCCTACAGTTATGCAAGAGATTGAAGAGACAGTAGAGTACATCAATGAGGATAAACCCTTTGAGCGTTGCTTTGAGGCGATACCTGAGACACACTTCCGTAAGCTTACTGGTAATCTAAAGCTTGGATCTGAGTGTGGATTCTGTTCATTCAAACATAAGTGTTGGCCTAATATACAAACTCGTACTGCTGTAATGTCTAAAGCAAAGACACCACCAATGGTAGACTACGTACTGTTGAGTCCTGAGTATGCGGAAGCACATTAAAGGTAGGTATCGCAGCGGCTTAGAGAAAGAGGTTGCTGCGTACTTACGTAAGACACAAAAGAAAGTCAGGTATGAGGTACTGAAAGTAGAGTGGGAAGATCTACGCTACCGCACCTACACACCAGACTTCGTGTTAGACAACGGTATTATCATTGAGACTAAAGGTATCTTTGATAGTGACGATAGACGTAAGCATCGTGAGATACAGAGACAGCACCCTGAGTTAGACATACGGTTTGTATTCAGTAATGCAAAAGCTAAGTTATATAAGGGTTCTAAGTCTAGGTATTTTGATTGGTGTGAGCAACATAAGTTTCAGTGGGCGCATCGTGTGATACCTGAAGAATGGCTAAAAGAAAAAGGTAAAGAGATTACAGTTAAGAAGATAGAATTAAAAACAAAAAGGAAATGCTGATGGGTCATAGTTTAGATAATGATGAAATAGCAATAGTTATAAGTCCAGTAGACTACACAGACGATGGTAATTGGGATGGGGATACAAATGTGTCAATAGCAATATCACCTGAGCACAACTTACCTGAACCTATTATTAATGGGATAGTAGATGTAGCAACTATGATGTCAGCGTTCTTAGATATAGCAAATGAACACCCTGACATATACGAATTAGTAAGAGATCACAGAAACTATTTAATGACTTTGGAAGATGATGAAGAAGATAAACCTGTTGTAACTAAAGACGGTAACGTGTATACACTTAATAAGTGGTCAAAAACAAAAGGGAGTGCATGAATGGAATCAACAATAACATTAACTGGTGATACAACTTTGAGTCACGATCAAGTAAACAATCCAGTACACTACAATCATAGCGGCATAGAATGTATTGAAGCTATAGAAGCAATGACAGAGAACATGGCAGGATCTACAGCGCCACACGCTGCTAACGTACTTAAGTATTTGTGGAGACACGAGTACAAGAACGGCTTAGAAGATATTAACAAAGCTATCTGGTATCTCAATAGGCTAAAGGATCGTTACAAGGAGATACATAAATGATAACAGCAAATGATGTAGAGGCTTGGAAAGATATGTATGAAATGTCTTTTGAAGAGTACCAAGTTGAGGCAGACAAGACTGCCATATACCCTGATGAACATAAGATAGTTTACCCTGCGTTAGGGCTCGCAGGTGAAGCAGGTGAAGTAGCCAACAAAGTAAAGAAGATGTTAAGGGATGGTAAGTTTGACAGAGAAGATATAGCTGCTGAGGTAGGTGACTGCCTGTGGTACATATCAGCTTTGTGCCGTGACTTAAACTTCGACATGGGATACATAGCTAGATGTAATTTAGATAAGCTTCACAGTCGTATGGAGAGAGGAACCATTAAAGGCAGTGGCGATAAGAGATGAAGTTCAACATTAAACTAACAATTGAGATAGACGAGGAAGAACGAATACTACCTATAGTAGCAGACATGCACGAGGAGGCAGTTACTGAGTTATTCCAAGATATTATTTATGATATTGATGGTGCAGTAATTAGAAAGATAGAGGTTAAAAAATATGAATAACTACTTACCAACAGACTACCAAAGTTTTATACACAAGTCACGTTACGCTAAGTACATTGATGGCAAAGGCAGAGAGTCTTGGTCTGAGACAGTTGATCGCTACATAGAAAACGTTGTAGGAAATAAAGTAGACGCAGATACTAAAGATGAAATAATGTTTGCTATACTTAACTTAGAGATCATGCCTAGCATGAGAGCTATGATGACATCTGGTATAGCTTTAGATAGAGATAACACAGCAGGTTATAACTGTAGTTACTTACCTATAGATGACCCAAAGTCCTTCGATGAGGCTATGTTCATCCTTCTCTGTGGTACTGGTGTCGGCTTCAGTGTTGAGAGACAGTTCATTAGCAAGCTTCCCGAAGTACCTGAACTGTTCGAGAGTGATACTACCGTTGTGGTAAAGGACAGCAAGGAGGGGTGGGCTAAGGCGTTTAGACAAGTGTTGGCTCTCTTGTGGGCAGGTGAGATTCCTCAGTGGGATGTTAGCAGAGTACGCCCTGCAGGTGCAAGACTAAAAACATTTGGTGGTAGAGCTAGTGGCCCTGCACCTTTAGTTGAGTTGTTTAACTTTACAGTTAAGACATTCAAGGATGCTCAAGGACGCAAGCTGTCTAGCTTAGAGTGCCATGACCTAATGTGTTTCATTGGTCAGATAGTTGTAGTTGGTGGTGTTAGACGTAGTGCTATGATTAGTTTGTCTAACCTTAGTGATGATCGTATGCGTCACGCTAAGTCAGGACAGTGGTGGAATGAAGCTGCACACAGAGCATTAGCTAATAACTCAGTATGTTATTCAGAGAAGCCAGACTCAGAAACGTTCATGCGTGAATGGTTGTCGTTAGTAGAAAGTAAATCAGGAGAACGTGGTGTATTCAATCGTCAGGCAAGTAAAAACCAAGCTGCAAAATATGGTAGACGTGATCCTAACTTTGAGTTCGGAACTAATCCTTGTAGTGAAATTATTCTTAGGCCGTATCAGTTTTGTAATCTTACGGAAGTTGTGGTACGAGCCACGGACACGGTGGATGACCTGGCTAGAAAAGTCAGACTCGCCACAATACTTGGGACAATCCAAAGCACGTACACAAAGTTTCCATACTTGCGTAAGGTGTGGACAACGAACACGGAAGAAGAACGGTTGTTGGGGGTGTCATTAAGTGGTATCCAAGACAACCCTCTTATGACATCAGCAAACAAAGGATTGGAAAAGACTCTTGAACATTTACGAGAAACTGCTGTTAGTACTAATTCTGATTGGGCTGACCGCCTTGGCATTCCACAATCATCATCAATTTCAACAGTCAAACCTAGTGGGACTGTATCCCAGTTAGTAGACTGTGCAAGCGGTATACATGCTCGTCATAATGACTACTATATCAGGACAGTACGTGGCGATAACAAAGACCCACTAACACAGATGATGCAAGATCAAGGTATACCTAATGAGCCGTGTGTTATGAAGCCAGAGACAACTACAGTATTTAGCTTCCCACAAAAGTCACCAGATAAAGCTGTAACTCGCAACGACATGACAGCCATTGAACAACTGGAGACATGGTTAACCTATCAACGGCATTGGTGCGAGCATAAACCAAGTATAACCTGTACTGTGAAGCCTGATGAATGGATGGAGGTAGGTGCATTTGTTTATAAACACTTTGATGAAATGAGTGGTGTGTCTTTTCTGCCACACTCTGATCATACTTATCAGCAAGCACCTTATCAAGACTGTACAAAGGATGACTACAAAAAACTCTCAGCTATAATGCCTAAGAGTATTGACTGGTCTAAACTTAGTGAGTATGAACAAGAAGACAATACAGTTGCTATGCAAACTATGGCTTGTACTGGTGATGTCTGTGAAATGGTAGATATAGGAGCATAATGAATGCAAACAGCTAAACAAAAATACACTAATTCTTTTCA